TTCATTATTTTTTACATCGGCTATTGATAGGTCGTTAAATGGATCTACCAAAATACCATTTTTAAATCTGGTTATACCATTTTCATCTGTAATATTTAAGTTTTCAGTTGAAGCTTCTAGCATGGAAACTGACATGTAATAAAGTAATTTACTGATCTTTTGATCTAAATCACCTATTTCTTTCATAGTGTAATTTTTATTTCCAAGTGATTTAGTTTTAACCGCTAATTCGGCTTTATTTTCTAGTGATGCTCTGTCAGAAGAAATTGCAGGATAACCTGGTACATAAATTTCACTAATAACTAGACGATCATCTCCGATAGTTGGTGCTTTTGATTTCTTCGAAGGAGAACCTTTTACTGTTGAAAATCTACCATATGAATCTATAGTAATCACATCTGTTCTATTTAGATAATACTCATAATCTACAGTTGCAGCTGAATTTAATGCTGGGATTATAAATGTTCCAGAGAATGTAGGTGTGGCACCTACTGCAGTACTAACTGTTGGTGCTGTTCCTAGCACCTCTGCATTCGCATATGTTACTGTATTTGTCGCGTATGGTCTAAAATCAAGACAATTGCGAAGATTTAAATTTACACCTGACGATGTTGTGTATGTAGGTATTAAACTTAGATCAAAATCATTTGGATAACTATCAACATTAAAGAAATAAGATCCAGTAGCAGTATCAAGCTTAAAAGCTTTAAACGTAATAGTCATTAAACCCGAAGCTGGTACTGGTCTGCCAGGTATGTATTCGATATATGAAAGATCGTAATAATGATCTTGCTGATTTGTTTTGAGTCTAAAGCTATTGGTTACGTCATTGCTACTTGAATCTAAAATACTAACTAGTTTATACGCGTCAGGGAATCCTAAACTATAAGATGTTGTTGCAGATGAATATGTAGCTTTAACATAAAGTGTTCTATCTAATTTGTTGTATGGTTCCGCAACTTGATCTCTTGAGTTATAGTATATAGTCCCTGTCGATGCAGGCGTTTGGCCTGGAACTAAATTGATTGTTATTTGTGTTGCGCTGTCTCTTACAATACTCGATATTTGAAGATTGTCTTGAGTAGTGTCAACAATTAAAGTATCATCTAGTTGTACATTAAAATCTTCACCAGTAAGAGCAGTTAATGTGAATGAATCTGTTATTGTAGTGAGTGATCTTGCTTTTCGCACAGGTATGCTGATATCTGTAACAGTTCTAAGGAATGTTTCACCGACATTAAAAATTAGTGTATCATTGCTTTTCTGTTTTATCGTGGGTATTATTTTTACAGATCCCGCAGCGCCATCAATAGATGCTACATCTGCAAAATTATTTGCACCCATTCTTATATCAGAAAGATAAACACGGCTTGGTGTGAAATTTCGTACTTTTGCGGTACCTATAGTAGTTCCACCGACATTTTTCAATGCTGCTGTAGCATAAGTTCCTACGGGTAATGTTCCCATTATTGTTGTATTAGCAATATCAACATATGATCCATAATTAAATGAGACAGGCTGATTTGCTTGTGTTTCAGTATCTGCAATTTCCAATTGATCTATAGGTACAAAAAGCTCGGCCTTATTTTCTATTCTAAAACCTTTTATATACGCAAGGCCAGGTTCAATTGCTGCTTGTATGGCTCCATTAGCAGAACCTGTAACTTTTGTCTTAAAGCCTCTTACTTTATAGTTACCAGACTCTTCAAATGTTCTTCGCGCCATTTCTTCGCCGATTACATTATATTGAGAAACGTCTCTTATCTGAACGGCGTTTCCATTTACATATCTAGCAAGAGTAAAGAATGTTGAATCTGCATCTGCTTCGTTTGTTGGAATAGCTACTAGAATAGGTTCTAATTTAAGTCTATTAGCACCTGGAGCATTCTGATTTGGTGTTCCAATGGAATTATCGTATAAACTATTATCCGTGAGAGATGAAATTAATCTTTCACTTACTCTATAACCAACAGAAATATTATTTGGAACATTTGTATATTTGGATAAGATTACTATCTGTGGTTTGGCATATAGAAAATGCCCTTTTTGGTACGTAATACCAACAGCAGATTCGACGCCAAATGAATTACCGACATGATTTGCTCTACTTGTAACTGAAAATTCTGCAACTTTTATTCCGACACTCGTAACATCATTTTCGATTGTGTATCTGTAAATTTCTAAAGTTTCACCTTGGTCAAAAACTTTTTCTTGTGCATTGTTGGAATTCAAATAATTAATATAAAACGTACTTAGATCTGGATCATTTGTTTCAAAACCGAATGACGCGGCTATAATTAATGCTCTTAGACTGGTAGTAGCACCTAAGATTTCATAAAATGTTTCAATTCCTGTTTCTTCATCTATTCCACCAACAAATTCATTTACTGTTGCTGCAACATCTGGGTTTAAAATATTGACTGGAGTTTCATTTACTTTTACATATTTAAGTGCCGACAATTCGGTGAAGTTACAACCTTTAATAATTGTACCTTCTTTGAAAATATTATCACCAAACTGTTCTACTTGATTTTGTAGAATAGTTTGAAGTTGAGTCAATTCTCTTGCTTGAACAGCATAACCCGGTCTAAAAAGTATTCTATGATACTGTTTAGTAATATCATAATCATCATAGTAAGGGGACTCATTGAGATTGGTACGAATTGGCATTTACGATCCTTAAAATTCTAATATAATTTTATATTCTTCGTTTGAAGTAGATGTTCTAGTTATTGGAGCAAAGTTAGTCATGTAATAAACATCACCTGTCTTTTGCACATACTGAGGTCTTGTAATATTATTTATATCTAAGAGCTGGTTTTGTGATGAGATGATTTTTCTTGATGTATTAATTGGTATATCATCATATATATAGCCCGCAGCATCAAGCCCTACACCAGATGTTTTATATGGCCCGTGATAATTACATAGATAAACTGTATTTGCACTTGAAGTTTCATGTACCTCGGCAGAGAATGTAATCTCACCATTTAAAGTTTGTGTAACAATTTCACCAACTGTTAGAATGTTTGAGCTTAAAGTTAATTCGATTCTATTATCAAACAAATCAGTATTAGAAATAAATTCTGGATCCTTTACTAATCCTATTTTTGTATATTGATTAGTAGATGGGATAGATAAATTATCAGTATTTGTCAATTGCGCGTATACAATTACTCTTCTAGATAATAACTCTTTTTCAAAATCATAACCATGTCCGTTTTCAGGGGAAAGAACTGGTCTTAATGTTGCTTCTACGTCTGCTGCAAATTCACTAGATGTATCAAATCCATATAAAGGAGTTACTATTCGAGCTGTAGCTCTCGTATATCCGCTTCCCTTATTTAATATGATAGTACTTTCTATTGTTCCTAAACTATTGATTTTAGGTATTGCTACGGCTCCAGATCCATCACCCTTTATTTCTATTCTAGGAAAGATTTCAAAATTAAAATCTTCTTCTATGAAATTATCTTTGTCTAATAGTGTGATTATTCCTTTATTCGGTGACACGTATCTATAAGTATCTATAGTATAGATTCTTGCTTCGTTATTGGGATCTATGACATAAAAATTTTGGCCGGCGTAATAATTTCCTAATTCTGACAAGTTGCCATTTGTTGAAGTAATAGAGATCTGATTTGTTTCCACTATGCCGATTTCACCTTCGCGAAATTCATAACCTTTATTTACATCATAATTTTCTACTTCAATGTGATCTATAGATTTTCCATTAACTGGACTATTTTTTATGTAGCACACGCCGCTAGATGCTATATATGTGCCAGTTTCATTTCCGCCAACGGTAAACGTGGATGAATTTGCTGTAACTATCGTTCTATCTGTAATATTATATTGAATTGGTTCTACATCGCGGACAGATGCTACCATACCCGCCGCAAAATCATTTGTAGCAAAGAATGTGACAAAATTTCCTGTTCCAATTACATTAGTAATAATAGAAGATTTATACATTATTGGAGCATATCTTAGTGCTGCGTATTTTCTAAAATCGAGTTCGGATATTGCGTACATGTGTTTCCACACGTAACCATCACCCATTCTATAAATTTGATCATCTGTATCAACATTAAAATTAGGTGCGTTGACAGATTTTGCACCGTGATTGTTATACAAACACTTATAAACTCTATAATCTCCGGTGCCATTATCCGAAGGATATACT